ATTCCCGACACCCCCGTCCGCCCCAGAAACGGCGCGTTTCGCGGCGATTTTCCGCGCAGATTTGGTGGGGGTGGGGGTGGGGGGTCCCCCCTCCCCCCTCATTGCCTCGCTTTTCGCCTTCTCGATGACACCGCGCTGACCACCACCATCGGAGCATCGACGGCACTCGATCCTCATGTTGTCGAGGTTCCACATCAGGTCGGGTCGACTGCCCCTGCTGAGGATGTGACCGACCCGCATGTCCTCCTTGGTCAGCACCTGCTTGTCGCACACCGCGCATGGACTGGGCAGGTAGGTAGCGAACAGGTCGCGGATCCGATCGACGTCCCTGCCAGTCCAGGTGTTGGTGCCTCGGGTCATGGCCCGTCACTCTCCTCTGCTTGAGGATCTCTAACCATCAGGTGGTTGCCTAACCACGTCGGTCCTCGGGCCGGGCGATCAGGTCGATGTGCACCGTGATCACCCGGCCGGTCCGTCGTGCTGGCGCGGATGCCTGGGCCAGCAGCCACTCCAGGTACCGGATCTCCGTGGCGATGGGGTCCTCGTCCTCAGCCATGTCGGCTGCCCCGTCCGTCCTGGCCGCGCACGTGCCGCTGCATCTCGGGTCGGGGAGTCACGTCCTCGGACCGGCACTCCTCGGCGTACAGCTCGTCCCACTCCGCAGCGTGCCGCGCCTTCAACCGGACCATCGCTCGGTACCTGGCCCGATTGGCCCGGCGCTTCTGCTCGCCCCACCTCGCTGGGTCGAGGTGCATCCCGGCTGCCATCACGTACGTCCTCTCTGACTACTACAAATGTTGACTGCCCGACCTGCCTGACCAACCCAACCTTTTTCCCGGTTACCTATGTGTGTGTGTGTGTGCGCGCGAAAGAGATATCTACAAAAGGTTGGACAGGTTGGGTGGAGCTTGGGTTTTCGCAGGTCAGGAGGGTGGCCAACCTCTCGACCGACCACTGCCCATCAGCCCGACCTTCACTTGAATCTGACACCGCTCCACCCCCTCCAGCGGTGACCGTCTATAAGGGTTCGCACCCCACTGACTGGCCAACCCCTCTCGCCCAACCAGCTGGCCAACCTCATCGCGAAAGGTCGGGCAGTGATCTCCGTCAAGGTCTGTGTCGCATATTCGTTGAACAGCCAGTCCGTGTAGATGGTGGTGGTGGGGTCCGGGATCAGGTGCTCGTCGAGCCACTTGCCGATCGGGTCGTGCTCGGCCCGCTCCTCGGAGGTCATCTCGCGGACCTTCTCGGGCGGTCGCATTCCGTCGGTCAGGTAGTACCCGGCACCGGCGACCACCCAGGCCAAGATCCCCTCGCCCTCGGCCTTGAGCTTGTCCAGCAGATCCTCGTCCTCACGACCGGCGAACGAGACCTCCCACGGTGCGATCTGCAGCCGCGTCCCCAGCGCTCGGTCGCTGCCCTCGAAGCGGGGCATCTGGTTGGTCGTCAGCAGCAGCGTGAAGGCGGGCTCGAAGGTGAACTCGTCCTTGCGCATGAAGTTGGCTCGCAGCGGTGCACCACCGGTCAGCATCTTCACCTGGGCTCCGTCCATCGACCGGGCTGCCCTGGTCTCGTCGACCCACACGAACCTCCGATGCACCAACGAGGCGATCTGGGTCAGGTGCCGCTCGGTCCGGGTGACCAGCAGCAGCTCGGATCGGGCGATGTCGGCGTAGTCACCGAGCACGTGGGCCAGCACCTGGGCCAGCAGACCCTTGCCGTTGCGGCCGTCGTTGCCCAGGTCGACCGGGAACACGTGCGAGCGCTGCGCTCCGTAGGCGCACAGCCCTGCCCGGCGCTGCAGGTAGGCCCTCATCTCCGGGTCCGGCTGGGCGGCAGCCAGGTAGGTCTCGAACGTCGGTGCGGTGGTGGTCTCGTCGGGGTCGTAGGCGAACGGGCACACCGCGGTACACAGCGCCGCGGAGTCGTGCGGTGAGAGCTGTCCAGTGCGCAGGTCGATGATGCCGCTCAGGCAGTTCAGCAGGCCGGGGTCGGGGTTGAGGTCGCGCTGCCGCAGCGTCACCAGGTCGCTGTCCTGGGCCATCACGTCCACCTGGCGCCAGACGTTGCTCAACATCGCCGACGATCGGTAGTGCGCCTCGATCTTCAGTGCCCTGGCGAACGCCTTGGCGCGGTCGTCGTCGCTCAGCTTCTCGGCGTCCTTGATGATCTGAGCGGCCTTCTCGCGCCCGATCTTGGCGAGGAACCGCTGCACCATCGCCTTGGCCTTGCCCTCGCCGGTGGTGTCGTAGAGCCCGCGCCAGCGGACCTTGGTCCACACGATCCAGCGCTCGACGTCGCCGACGTAGCGCAACGTGTGCCGGTGCTCGGCCAGGAACCGGGCAGCCAGGGACAGCTCGTCGTCCTCGCTGTGCAGCGCCTCGACGCCGTGCTCCGGTGCCCTGGCGAAGTCGACCCGCGTGCCCTCCGGCACCGCCGCCTTGAGCCGGGTCTCGGTGTCTCGGGCCAGCTTCTCGGCACCGGCCTGGGCGATCACCACCACCCGGTCGTAGGTGTCCAGGTCGGCCTGGTGCTCGGGAGCGAATCCCGTCAGGGCGGCGCAGGTGAAGAGTTCCTTCTTGCGCTTCAACGCTGCCGGTGGTGAATCGTCGATCCACAACGTGTGTTGGGCTGCCACCTCGCTGCGCCTCTCGGGGGTGAGTGCGGGCCAAGGTTGGACCCGCGGTGGATGTGCGGGTCAGGCAGAGACGGCAGCGACGTCGTCTTCGGCAGTGGTCGCTCCGGTAGCCGCAGCTAGCTCAGCCTGGAGCTGGTTGATGCGGGCCTGGATACGGGCTTGCTCGGCCTGCCTGCGCTCCTCCTTGATGGCAGCTCGCCGCGCCTCGTCCAGGCCGTAGAAGTCCAGCGCCAGCCGGAGCCTGCGCAGTTCGAGCCCGGTCAGCGTGATGCCATCGAGCTGGCGAGCGATGGCCTTCTCGATATTGACCAGGCTCAGCTCGCGGCGCAGCTCTTTCTCCAGCTCCGGCCGGTCATTTCTGACCGCGGCGGAAATCTCGCCTCGGAGGCGACGGGTGACGTCGGGATTCGACATGCGACGGGTCCTTCGAGTTTGCAGAAACAGAGCCGTCGTTTGCGTCTTCGAGCTATCACTTTCTTACACCGTGGAGGAAATATCAAGCGAATAGCTGAAATGGTTTAACTAACTTCCCCAATGCAACAGGGCGAGCGACCTTTCGGTCGCCCGCCCTGCCCGAGCCTGCCGTGCCGTGACGTGCCTTGCCGAGCCCCGCCACGACGTGCGATGCCACGCCACGCCTCGCCTGCCGTGCCTTGCCGTGCCACACCGTGCCGAGCTGAGCGCTGCCGGGCCGCGCCGAGCCGAGCCGTGCCTCGCCCTGCCTCGCCTGCCGTGCCTTGCCGAGCGCTGCCATGCCACGCCACACGCCGCCGCACCGTGCCTTGCGGAGCCATGCCGAGCCACACCTGCCGTGCCTTGCCGCGCCGCGCCCCGCCTTGCCAAGCCGTGCGCAGCCGAGCCCTGCCGGGCCTTGCCGGGCCTGCCGTGGTTAGCTGGCGGCGGCGTACGAGCCGTCGATGATGTCGCCGAACTCGCTCAGGTGCTCCCACTTGCGGCGGAACGCCTTCCACTCGCGCTCGCACTGCCGCAACAGCTCGGCCCGATCGACAGGATCGGCCAGCACGGTCTCGACTGGCTTGTAGCCGTGCGCGCCCTCATTGCTGGCCGTGGTGAGGTTCACGAAGGCGGGCACCTTGCGTTCCGCGCCGTCGGGGTCGGTCTTGTAGACGACCTTCACGCTGCGGATCAGCCGCCGAGCGACCTCCTCGCGGTACCGTTCGGCCGCTTCGGCGTCGTCCCAGGGCAGGAACTCGTGCAACGGTGAACCCGGCGGGCGACCCTCCTCGACCACGATCTGGGGTGTCAGCTCTCCTCGCCGGTTGTAGATGTCCTGCAGCAGCTCACGAAGGTCGCTCATGACCGCACCTCCACGTTCTTGGTCAGGTCGATCTTGTAGGTGCCGTAGTCGCCCTTGCGCTCAGGACGCCACTCGCCGACCCCGACTCCCATGCCCCCGGCGTCGATCAACGAGAGCAGCGACTCCAGCGTCAGCGACGACTTCACGAAGGTCACCTCCAGTACCGCCGACCACTCGTTGAAGAGCGGACGGTAGCGGAGATCGTGCCCGCTGCCGACACCCACGACCGCCTCGAACATCTGCGGGCTGCCCTCGATCCTGGTCAGCAGCTGACCGTCCTCGGCCGGTTCCCCGGCGAAGAACATCATCTGCCGCAGGCTGGTCATGGTGACCTTCTTGTCGTAGTACCTCGCGCCGCCGATGGTGGCCTGCTTGAACGCCACCGAGGGCACGCCGAAGCCGCCGTCGCTCTTGAGCCGGTAGAACGCCGCCTCGTACTCGGCGTCGGGGTTCTTCGCCGACCGCATGGTCGAGCGTCCCTGCATCGCGTCGAGCATCGCCTTCTTGGCCTTCTCCGGGAAGCGGTTCACGATCAGCGGGGCTGTGCCGATGATCGGAACCAGTGCCGTCTCGGCGGCGACCCGCTCGATCTGCATCGGGGCGTCCTTGCCGCCTCCGGTCGGTTCTTCAGGTGGGGGTGTTCCTTTCGGTGCAGTCGTCATCCGACTAGCCTTCCTTTTCAGCCACCCCGGAGCCTCTCTCCGGGGTGTCGCTTGTGGCCCCCGTGGTCCCCCCGTTGTCCTGCTCTTGCTCCTCCGCGCGCTTGCGTGCCTGGGTCGCCAGTCGCTTCGCAGCGACCGCGACGTAGTGGGCACGCCGAGCCTCAGCAACGAGCCGATCGCGCTCCTCCTCGGGCAGCACCCGGTCCGGGTCCACCTCGTCGACGAAGCGCTGCTCCAGCGCGGCTCGTGCCGCAGCCGTCGCCTCCACTCGCTCCGTCAGAGTGCGCATCCGGCGCCAGCGTGCCTGGGCGGCGACCTGGGCTCCGTGCGACCGCTCTGCGGGGGTGAGTGGCATGTCTGGATCGTGCGCGCAAAATGGTCGGGTAATCAAGAGGATCTGGCTGCTGAAATCGTGTTGTGCACTGTAATCACCTGCATTTACGCCTGCTGATGAAACGGTGTTGTATTCACAAATCCCAGGCTCAAGAAAAGGTTTGTTAATCGCACTGAAACAGGTTATTGTTCGCGAACGAAAGCGGCCCCGCCCGGAGCGGTAACTCCGAACGGGGCCTTGCCACCTAGGACTACAAGGAGTCCCAGAATGACCAGCAACGAACCAACCACACCCACCACCGGAGATGTCAACCTCAGCGACGAGGCCGTCTCAGCCATCGTCGAACGCGGCCGGATCGCCGAGCGCATCGACGAGGCATACCGACGACTGCTCGACGGTGACGGCTTCGAGATGAAGGTCAGCGGGAAGAAGCTGCTCGTCAAGCCGCACCCGCTCAGCGTGATCCTGCCGCTGATCTCCCGCGAGGAGTTCGGCGAGCTGGTCGAGGACATCGCCGAGCACAGCTTCCAGCAGGCGATCACGCTGACCACCCTCGACGAGGTGCTCGAAGGCCGACACCGCGTCGCTGCGGCGTATGCCCTCGGTGCGCCACTGCTCAAGGCGACCAACTGGGACGCCGGAAAGTCCGTCTCATCCCAGGAGGTTCCGACCCGAGGCGTCGCCTGCGGCTACGACACGTTCACCGGCACCAACGAGGAGGCCCGTGACCTGGTGATCTCGGCCAACGTGCACCGGCGCCACCTGAACAACGCGCAGAAGGCGTGGACGGTCCGGCAGCTGTTCCTGCCGCAGGCGAAGGCCGAGGCCGAGGCTCGGATGCTGGCCGGTTCCAAGTTGGGGAATGTCGAAAACCCCACTGCAAACTTGCAGGAGGGTCAGGGTGAGGCGACCGCTGCGGCGGTCAAGAAGTCCGGCATCCCGATCAGCCCGCGGTCAGTCGCCTCGCTGGCGATCGTGGACCACGCGCCGAAGACCCAGAGCCGGATCCTCTCCGGCACGATCAACACCGTCTCCGAGGCGGAGCGTGAGGCCCGCAAGGAGATCGAGGCCAGCGACACCAAGCCGGAGGGCTGGAACCCGGAGGTCATCGAGGGCGGCAAGTCCGGCTCCACGAAGTCGGGCAAGGGCAACGGCACCGGCAAGGGGAAGGGCAAGGACAAGCCGACCCCGATCCCGACGCTGCTCAAGGCTGCCCGAGACGCGCTCCAGGAGGCCGTGGACGCCCGCACAGCCGGACGGACCACCACGGTGAAGCCGGAGGAGCAGCGCAAGCTCATCGGCGCGATCGAGAACCTCTGCGCGAACTACAGCGACCTGCTCGACGACGAAGCCTGACCGACACAGCCACCCAGCACCCCACACAGAGAGAAGTCACATGAAGAAGATCACCACCGTCCTGGCCTCGCTCGTCGTCATCACCGCGCTCAGCGCGTGTGCTGCTGAGGAGAGCGGCTCGGACACCAGCAGCGACAGCAGCAAGTCCGAGAGCCAGTCGAAGCCCGACAAGCCCAAGGCGCCCGAGTACACCGCGGCGCAGGAGAACGCGATCAAGTCGGCGAAGTCCTACCTGGAGCTGGGCGGCATGTCTCGTCGCGGCCTGATCCAGCAGCTCACCTCCGAGGCGGGCGACGGCTACAAGCTCAAGGACGCCCGGTTCGCGGTCAACCACATCAAGGTCGACTGGAACAAGGAGGCCGTGCAGTCCGCCAAGGGCTACCTGGAGATGGGCGGCATGTCGCGGGACGGTCTGATCCAGCAGCTGACGTCCTCCGCCGGGGACCGGTACACCCAGGCGCAGGCCGAGTACGCCGCCGACAAGGTGGGGCTCAACTGAGCCACCCACACCCCGTAGAGAGGCACCACCGTGAAGTTCCTGCTCATCCACAGGCGGTACTCCAACTTCGAGATCGACGTCCCCGAGGACGCCGACCAGGCGACGATCACCGCCCTGGTCACCGAGGCGCTGAGCGACAACCGCGACGGCTTCACCGAGTTCGATGACGACGACGAGGTCTACGCCCTGAACGACGACAACGGTCTCGGGACGCGGTACGTCTGAGACAGACACGGCAGGCGTGGCGAGGCAAGGCCAGGCGTGGCCAGGCGCGGCTTGGCCGGGCGACGCACGGCGGGGCTCGGCATGGACAGCAGCGCCCGGCACCTCACGGTGCCGGGCGTTGTTGTGTCCTCAGCCGAACACGTCGTGGATCTGGTCGGTGGAGTACTCCTGGTAATGCGACAACGTGATGCTGATGTCGCTGTGCCTCGCTTGCTGCCGGACGAGTTCGAGCGGCAGCCCGCGCTCGATCATCGTGGTGATCGACCAGTGCCGCAGCTGGTGCGGGTTCAGCTTGATCCCGACCCGCGCACCGGCCCGGCGCAGTGACTCGCGAACGCCGTCCGGCTTGGCTGTCTCGGTGAGTCCCTGCACCCGCTCAGCAAGCCACCCAGGGATCACCACCTGGGCCGCTGGCGTCTTGGTCTCGGTGACCCGGACGATCGTCGCCTTGCCGGTCTCGCGGAGCGCCTGAATCTGCCGAGCCACCCGCAGCCGGTCACCGCTCAGATCCGCCCGAGTGATTGCGCACGCCTCACCGAGCCGCAACGCGCAGAACATCATCAACAGCCCGCGCACCTCGTGTGGCGACGTCATCAACGCCAACCGCAGCGTGTCCTCGTCGGGCAGCTGGTAGCGCCGTGGCACCGACTTCCCGATCTTCAGGTTGAAGCCGAGGATCGACCGGGCAGCGATCGCGGCTCCCCGGCGGGTGTTGGGGTTGCTCAGCGCCCAGAGCGCATCAGTCACCTGTTGCTGGGTCACCGTCGCGACCGGCTCGTCGAGGATCCCGAGCTGCGTCATCGCCCGCTGATAGGCGATCCGGGTGCTCGGTCTCAGGTCCCGTTCGAGCGCCACCTGGTTGAGCCGCTCGCGGACCGTCTGATCAAGAGGGGCGGCGTCGCCCTCTTTGATCCCGTTCAGTTCACTACATAGTTCGGATGTTGCCTGTCGTCCTTGTGTCACTGCGTCGCTCCTCATTGGGAGACTTCGCATGGTCGGACACTAGACCCCTATGCCAGCAGGGGAAACCCTCCGTGGGGAGTCTTCCTGCTTGCCCATGGCCGCGAGCCTAGGGGGTCGGTCTTCACCGTGCGAAGTCCACTACATCGTTTCGTCAGTCCGCAGGCTACCGCACCGTGTCCCAAGTGTCTGAGAACAAACACCTGGGACACGTCTGTCCGCGATGCCAGCGACTAGCCCCGCGGACACGCCTACGGAGTGACGCGCCAGACCATGTAGTCGAGCATCGCCAGCGAGTTGGTGGCGCTCTTGCGGATGTTCACGACCCCGGCGGTCGTGTACTGGAACTGGTAGCTGATCGTCTGCCCGTAGACCGTGGCCGCCGGGGAGGTGAGCACCTCCGGGGGTCGCCACCCCACCGGGATCGCGACGCCGGTCGTGGTGAACGAGGCGTTGACGAAGGTGGCCGACGTGACGGTCAGGAAGGCCGAGATCCAGCCGCCCATCTTGGTCAGCCGCAGCGAGCCGGTGAAGCCTCCGGTCACCGGCAGGTCCAGCACCTCGGTAGCGAACCGCCCGAACTTGTCCCCGGCCAGCTCACCCAGACGGAACGAGCCGTCGCCCTCGAAGTCCCAGAGCAGCCCGTTGGTGTCGGTCGCGGTCGCGGCAGGTCGCACCCGACCGGCCGTCGCCGTGCCCCAGGACGTCACGGCGGGTGGCGGCAGCCCGCTCGTCGGCAGCGTGTCCAGCAGCACCGACGTGGTGGCCTTGTCGGTGCCGAAGTACGGCGGGATCCGCATGTAGGCACCAGCCCCACGCGCCAGGTAGAAGCTCAGCGAGTCCGGGTCGTTCGGGTCACCCGGCTCGTCCGGGATCGGCGACATCGAGCTGAGCCGGACGTAGGCCCGCTTCTTCAGCGCCACCGTGGAGACCGCCGGGGACGCGGCAGTCTCGGAGGTCGCGTAGGCGGGAGCGGTGGTGTTGTTCAGTCGCCACGTCTGCACCGCCTTGACCGGGTTGGTCGCCAGGTCGGTGTCCTTGATCCGGCTGAAGTCGTAGACGGTCGCCGTACTGCGCTGCACGAACCGAGTGCCGTCCCACATCAGCCCGTAGGTCGGCGAGACCGGACCGGAGAAGTCGTTCGCCGGGATCCGCACCGCATCGGCGGAGCCGACGCAGAACACGTAGGGCGAACTCTCGTGGGTGACCCACCAGCACGCGGTGCCCACGTCCGCCGTCGAGCCGACGATCCCGCTCATGTTCCGACCGGCGGTGGTGTGCTTGGTCTTGGCGGGGTCGTCGTAGAGGTTCGCCAGGCCGATGTAGGTACCGGTCGGCCCGTACCGGCTGACCACCCAGTAGTTCAGGGTGCTGGACTGCACCACCAGCAGGTTCGTGCCGTCGTTGCCGAGGCTGGGCCGCCAGGTCGAGTTCCCGCCGAGGGTGCCGTGCGGCTCGTAGAGCCAGCGCCGGACGTAGGAGAGCCGACCGGTGCCCGAGCCCCCGTTGTAGTGCCACTGGTAGACGTACCACCGTCCGTAGTAGGTGCCCGGCACCGCCTCGCTCGTCTGACACAGCGCGTACACCTCGGTGCCTAGCACGGTCACGCCGCCGAGGGCGGAGGTGATTTCGGTGCGCACCGCGTCCATGCTGAACGAGTCCCAGCCGAACTCGTAGTCGCCTGTCTTGACTGGCGGGGTGGCGGCGGGGTTGTCAGCGGTGGCCTTGACCAGCTTGGTGATGATCCCGCCGTATAGCGATTCGGTCTGCAGGTGGACGTTCGCACCCTCGGCAGGGAAGGCCACCAGGCCGCGACCGCTGTAGCCCTCGTGCACTGTGTGCGCCGGGTACTCGCTGGTGATCTGCGGCCCGGCCGCGGGTGGGGTAGTGCCTGCCTGGATCGCCAGCTCGGCACCGGTGGCGATCTCGTTGGTCTTGCCGCGCATCACCGTGTTGCCGAGCATGATCAGCCAGTCGGTGGTGGCACCGGCGCGCAGGCTGATCCCGGACTTCTTGATCGAGGACACGATCGCCTCGACGCCGGGCGCCGCAGCCTGGTGGACGACCTCGACGCCCTTCTCGCTGGAGATCGTGATCCCGTCCCCGACCGTCAGCCCACCGCCGCCGATGATCGCCAGCGCCGCGCTCAGCTGACCGGCGTCGATCTGGTCGGCCTTGAGCCGCCCGGTGTAGGCGTCGTTCGAGTAGACGTCGTTCGCCATGATCACTTCGGCGGCCAGGGCCTTGACCGCCACCGAGCCGTCGATCAGCAGGTCGCCGTCGAGGAACGACGACGACTGCACCCGGAACGGCACGCCGTTCTTGTTGCCCAGCAGCACCAGGTCGTCGTCGACCAGCGCGGCGGTGGCACTCACCTCACCGAACTCCACGTCGTCGACGTACATCACCGTCCCGGCTGCCGCGCTGTAGGACAGGATCTGGATGCGACCCGCCGTCACACCGGCAACGATCGTCGAGGTCCCGGTGTAGACCTGCCACCCGGTGGTGACCGAGACGCCGTTGAGTCCCGCGAACCGGAACAGCTCGGCGGTGCCCGCCGCGTTGGTCATGATGCCGAACAGCGTCCCGGTGGTGGCGACACTGGCCCTGGCGCGGAATGTGATCCGGTAGGTGACTCCAGGGGTCAAGGTGACCGTCTGCATGATCGACGGGCCGTGACCACCGACCGTGCCGGTGGTCAGAGCCAGCGACTGCACACCGGACAGGGCTTGCACGGAGGAGAGCGTCGCGGTGTCCCCGGTGGCCCAGTAGATCGTGCCGGTGGTGCCGCGGATCCACGACTTCGGCAGCGTCGCGTCAGCGTCGTCGGGGACCTCGAAGCTGGGGTTCAGGAGCTGGTTGACCACCTGCCCGTCCGGCACGTCGTTCTCGGCCTCGATGATGGTCGTCGCGCCGCCGGTGTTGTAGCGCCACCACACCCAGCGCTTCGACGTGCTGCCCGCGCCGATGGCGTAGGAGGTCCCGAGGTACTGGATCGTGAACGCGTCCCAGGAGATCGACCCAGCGACCGGCTTGTTGGCGTAGACGACAGGAACAGCCATCGGTCAGTGCCCTTCGTGCTGCTCGTGAACGTTGGTCTCCTCCGGCTCGGCTTCCGGCTCGGGCTCCTCGGGCGTCAGCTCGAAGACCACCACCTGCCCAGCTTGGGCAGCCGCGATCTCCGGAGAGACGTAGCCCTCCGGCTCCGCCACCTCTCCGGTGTCATCGGTCATGTCCGTGACCGTCTCGGTCTTGCTCTGTGTCTCAGTCATCTCGGTTTCCTCAGTACAGAAGGTGGAAGGCGGTGTTCATCTTCACCGGGGTCACGGCCCCGGCCGCGATCTGCGTCCCGTTCACGGTGCCGGTGGCGGAGGTCAGCACGGCACCCGCGACACCCGCGCCGACCCGCGCTGCGAGGACGGTTCCGGTGGTCACGTTGGAGCCGTTGATCCCGGTGCCGACCTTGGCTCCACCCACGTCGGAGATGGCGCCGTCCCCGAACAGTGAGAGCGGCCAGTTCGCCAGCGTGTTGGCCCCGACGATCAGGGCGTGCCGCACGGCGTTGCCCTGGTCGGTGACCACCCAGGTGTCGTTGACCGACAGCGAGGTCGGGATGGCTGCCTGCGCGGCGTAGAACACGGTCGTCTTGGTGTTCGCCGTGCCCTGGGCCGCGTTCGCAGCGGCCAGCGCAGCACCGATGTTCGAGTCCTCGATCATCACCCAGGTGCCGCCGTTGCCGGACCAGCGCCATGCCTGCCCGTCGTCGGAGTCGTACCAGATGTCACCGATCCGGTCCGGGGTGTGCGAGGTCCCCGCGGCCCACGGCTGCGTGGCCTGGAAGTAGGTCTGGATCGCCCCGTCCGCGGTCGCCTTGGCCAGGTCGGCGGTGTTCTGGGCGTTGGTGATCGACGTGGCCAGCGCGGAGTAGAAATCGGTCTTGGTCGAGGTGACCGCGCCGTCCACGATCTGGCTGGTGCCGACCGATCCAGGGCCAACCGCTGGCGGCACCGAGGTCTCCGTCGCCGAGACGGGCACCCCGGCGTTGTTGACGAAGATCAGGGCGTCGTTGGCGCTGAGCACCGGCTGGGTGTTGCTGGACTGCAGCGTGGCGGTGGTCCCCGAGCCCGGCTTGATGAAGTAGGTGTACTTCAGCGCGGTGCTGCCGTCCGCGATCGTCCAGTCCACGCCGAGGAAGACGATGTGCAGCGACGCCCAGGCGATGCTGCCCGCGATCGGTGAGTTCGCGGTCACCGTGTAGCCGGTGATCCGGTGCTTCCCGTCGTCGATGTCCTCGACGTAGACGTGGTCCATCGCACCGCCATCGGCCCGGCGCATCAGCTCGTACTGCTGGCGCAGCCGGAACTCGATGTCGGCGACGGCGGCGCGCATCTCGGTGCGCATCTCCTCGCGCAGCGCTGCGAGGGTCCCCGGTGTGGCCGGAGCCGCCTCGTCGTGGACCACCTCACCGAGGACCACCTCGGGGGTGGGCTCCAGGTCCGGCACCAGGGTCAGCCCGGCGCCTGCTTCGACTCTCATGGTGCTCATGTCGTCCTGCTTTCAGTAGATCAAGTGGAGGCTGCTGCGAAACTTCTGCATGGTGACGCTGGTGTTCTTGATGTCGAGGTCGCCGTCGATCAGGACCGTGCGGTACGGCCCACTCGCAGAACTCGGATCGGCCGACCCGAGGTCGTTGAACGCAGTCACCCGGACCCAGAGATCCACACCCGCTGGTAGCGGGGTGAGCTGGACGTAGGTCGACGACGTCGACACCACCAGCACCATCTGGGTGAACGCCGGGTCGAGCGCCACCTGGTAGGTCAGCGAGGTGAACGCGTCGACCACGTCGGTCTTCACGACCAGGGTCTTGAACATCACCTCGACGGTGAAGCTCGGCGAGGAGGTGGGCGCCTCGGTCGGGCCACCCTCACCGGCCGGACCCGCCGGGCCGGGATCTCCCACCGGACCCGTCGGTCCGACGGTTCCTGTGCCACCCGTCGGCCCTGCAGATCCCGTCGCTCCGGAGGTGCCAGGTGGCCCGGTCGGACCCGTGGTCCCGGCCGGACCCGGAGCCCCTGTCGGACCGGTAGCTCCGGTGAGTCCCACAGGCCCGGTGGGACCTGTGGGACCGACCGGGACACCGGTCTGCAGGTCGCTGATGTTCAGCCCCCCGGCGCTGACGTCCTGTGCTGCCGTGGAGGAGACCGCCACGTCTACCGACGCCGCCGGTGCCGTCGTGCCCACCAGGTCGACGGAGTGGGCGAAGACGTTGCTGATGTCCACGCCCGTGCTCGGCAGCACCGTCAGGTCAGCGTGCGCCGCCTGGGTCGGTTCCACGCTCACGTGGATGTCGTCAGCCATCTCGGTTCACCTCTTCCGTCCTCCGCCTCACGGCGTGAGGACCCTCGTCACATCGCTGGTGAGCGACAACGTTCCGGCGACCACGGTCTGCACCTGGACGTCGTCGGAGTGCCAGTCGACTTCGACGTCCCAGACGTTGGTCGCGCCCATCTCTCGGGTCTGCTTCGGGCTCAGCACGAGCGTCAGCGTGTTGCCCGAGATCGAGACGGCGAACTGCCCGGAGATCTCGGAGCTGTCGGCGGTGGGGCGTACCTGCGCCACCACCTTGGAGCCGGTGAAGTTGGCCGGGACCGTGTTGCTGTCATCAGCCCAGACCTTCAGGCTGATCCCGAGGGTGTCTCCTCGGTAGTGCGTGATGTCGACCTTCGTAGGGACCGGCATGTCACTCGTCTCCTCCTGTGGTGTCGCCCGGAGGCGGCGTGTCGTTGCTGTTCTTGCCGATCAGCCATCCGCCGAGCGCGGACATGATCGCGATGACGAGCCCGAACAAGGCGTCCCAGATCTCCGGGAGCGCGGTGCCGCGGAGCGCCAAGGTGAAAATGACGAGCAGCGTGCCCACGACGAACAGGCCGACGATCCCGGCCAGCGCGTAGGCGACGTTGTCCTTGGCGTTCACCATCAGTAGCTCCTCGTCTGATAGGTGACTTCGAGCTTCCAGAGGCCTGGGCCGCTGCTCGCGAACCCGCGGTACTCCGCGGCGTTGCTCAGCCCCGGCCCGACCGAGATGCCCTTGAACACTGTCTTGGCCACCACCGCAGGAGCCCAGCCGAGCGCCAGCGCCAGCGGCCCTTGGTTCGCGTCGTGCGAGCTGGAGCCGGTGGTGCCGCCTGCGGTGCCCACGGTGAACGTGGAGGGCGCTGAGCCGTTGCTGTGCCAGCCGAGCCGCAGCGTGCCGCCTGCGTCGCCGTAGGACCATCGGTTCCAGTTGCTGCACCGCAGGATCACCTGGGTGACCACCGCGTCCGCAGGCAGCCCCGGAGCGAACCCGATCAGCGACTTGGTGTTGCCCCACGTCGACGCGCCGTAGCCCTGCTGCACGCTGGCGTCCTGGCCTGAGCCGACCGTCTTCGCGCCGGACTGTGCGTACGGCTGAACCCAGGACGCGCTGACCACCTTGGTGAACGACGCGTACGGCTTCAGCACCGGAGTAGTGGCGCTGACACCGCTGCTGGTCGCGTACGTCGCATCGCCGCTGTAGTCGGCTCGGAAGAACCAGCTGCCTGCGGTCGTGACCCAGGTCTTGGTCGCCGTCTGCTCCTCGATGGCCGAGGACCCCAGCGCCGTCCACGGACCCGACGCCGAGGCCGATCGGTAGAACCGCATGGTCCCGGTGGCTGCCGCCCGGTTCACCGTGGCGGTCAGTGTGATCGTCTCGCCCTCGGTCATCGTGGTCGGCAGCCGGGTGATCGTGGTGGTGGTCGAGGTCTTCGAGGCGGCGATGTACACACCGTCCTTGGACAGGTCCACGTTGCCGGTGACCATCGGCGTGCGCGGGCGCCAGCTGTCGCCGTCCCAGTAGCGGATCGCGGGGGCGCCTGGGGTGTTGCCTGCCACCGCGCCGGGCGTGAAGGTCACCTGGATGGTCTGGTAGGCCACCTGTGAAGGCGTGCTGGCGGCGCTGTCGTACTTGTACTCCAACCAGCACTGGCCGGTCTCGCCTGGTTCGAGCAGCATCGTGCCGACCAGCGTGAACGGGAACATGCTGAGCGCCTGCCCGAACCGCGCTCGGGTCCCGGTGCCGTTGGCGCCCCGATCGGTGACCAGGGTCAGGTCGCCGTACTGCGCCGATCGGTTCCAGTAGGAGCCGGTGAACAGCAGCTGCGCCACCCCGCCGATGTTGGGCGGTGCGGTGACCAGCGCGCCCTTCACCGGCGCCGGTGCCTTGGTAGAGACCAGCGTGCTGGCCAGCGCGGTCGAGGCTGTGAAGGCGACGCTGGCCACCTGCGGGACCGCGGCGGTGTCGCCGTTCGGGTTGAACCAGATCGCCCCGATGTCGAAGCCCTTCGGCTGCCTGGTCAGCTTCGCCGAGAGCAGGTTGAGGTCCACCGCGTTGGGCATCAGATACCCCCGGTGAAGCGCAGGCCGACGCGACCGCGACGCGGCACGATGTCACCCGAAGGTGTGGTGACTTCGGCGGGCACGGTGATGCTGGCCGTCATCAGCACGTTGTCGCCACCGACCGACACCGCGACGGGGTAGGCCAGCACCACGCTCTCGGGTGCGTCGGGCAAGGGGTCGATCGTCTCCGCGGCCCAGCACACGACCGCCTCCATCGTGGCGGGCGGGGTCGCGACCATGCTGGCGGTCGCGGTGAACGTCAACGCGTCGCCGGGCTCGACGTCGAACGGGTAGCTGTTCCACAACTCGCCGGTGCCGCCCGAGGGTGTTGCTGCGATGGTCATGTCGAACCACGAGGACGAGGAGTTGTTCCGCTCGCCGTCCCACTGGAAGACCTTCTTCGTGCTGCCCACCGTGGAGCCGTCGAAGTAGGCAACCGGGGTGGCGCTCTGGGTCATCATGGCCTGGTCGAACGAGGCCGCGACTGCAGCGGCGGTGCCACCAGGGCCGGTCGCGGTGCCTCTGATGACCAGCACCATCACCGCCGTCGCTGCGTTCGCGGGCGGCGTCACGATCGCCTCCAGCAGGCCCGCGGTGACACGGGTGGTGCCGAGCGCGTCCACGATCGCCCCGGACTGGTCGAGCAGCTGCACCAGCATCATCACCTCGTGCCCGGCAGGCAGCGTCACCGCAGACACGTCCACGCGTGCGTAGTGGGCCTGCTCAGGGACGACGGGCATCCCCTGGTGGAAGACCCCCACCGTGTCGCTCTGCGTGCTCCCTTGGGCGCTGGCGGCGATCCGCTGTGCCCCGGCGCTGATGCTGCGGGTGATGGTGCCGTTGGTGCCGCTGTTTGCAGCCCACCAGCCGTCGGCGACACCGTCGGCGTTGGAGTCGACGTCGAAGGCCGGTGAGGTGACCAGGTTGCGGTTGATCAGCACGTTGCCCGCGACGCGGGAGAAGTGCGAGCTGGTCGACTGGCCCGGTGCGCCGTCCCAGAGGTAGACGTCGTCGGCTTCGCTGTCGGTGGTGTCTCCGTCGAAGTAGGTCACCCCACCAGGCAGCGGGTCCCAGCCGAGTCGGAACATCACGTCGTCGAGGTAGGCCGTCGTGCCCGCGACCGGCGCGAGGCACTGCAGCCCGACGAAGTACTGCCGCGGGTTGGCCTCGTCCGGCGTGGTCATCTGCACCTCGCGGTAGACCCAGGCATCCCGCTCGGTGACCGGCGTAGAACCGTCGAAGAAGGCGACCGACAGGTACACGTCCGGGCTGCCTGCGGGCACGTAGATCCAGCCGCTGAGCGTGACCTTCGTCTTGGGCGGGATGTCCGTCGAGCAGTAGATGATCATCGCCGACTGGGTGTTCCCCGGCAGCAGGTTGGGCCAGGTGGCCTTCGCCGAGTGCAGCCCGGTGTGCGCGCGCTCGGTGCTGTACTCGACAGCGCACTCGGTGCTGCTGCCGAACAGCGTGTTGGTGGCCCAGCCGGTGGTGCCCTCCACCGAGGGGTTGGGCACCAAGTTCCTGGCGACCAGCGCGGTGGCGCCTTGGGTGATGTGCAGCCCGACGCCAGCGGTGAGCGCCGTCTTCTGCCAGGCCGGGATGTCCGGGTCGATGAAGTTCCAGGCTTCGAGCTCGCGCATCGAGCCAGCGATCTGAACCTCGACTGCTTCCGGCATGCCGGGGTCGGAGTCGTCGACGATGTGCGGTGCGACCGAGGAGTCACCTTCGAGGAAGCGGTCGACATCGAAGACCGGCGGGCTCGTCATCAAGTCGCCGTGCGACTCGATCTGGATCCACTCACCCTCCTCGGGAGGGTCGCCCTGGTACACGATCCCGGAGACGATCTCATCGCTGATCAGCACCGTGGCGGTGTCGCCCTCGACCGAGATCACCTCGGCGGACCCGACCCGCACCGGGGGCAGCGGGTCGCTGTTGTTGAAGACCTCGTCGAGCCGCGAGCGCGGCACCCGGTAGGCGTCAGCGGCTGCGGGTTCGAGGCTGTCCGGGGAGCTGTTGCTCATCTCAGTTCCCCAGGTCGGTGACGTTGAGCTGCCGCGTCCGCAGCCGCAGCGGTCCGCCGGTCAGGTCGAACTCGCAGCGCTGGATGTAGTGGAACTCCTTGAACGTGGTGACCACACCTGCTGCGTCGGTGTGGGTGACGTCAATGCGCACGATGTCGTCAGGTTCGAGGTCGTATCTCGGCAGGATGTCGAGGTCGATGTAGCGGATCAGTCCACGACGCCGTCGCAGCAGCGCATTCGCTCGTGCCTGCCGGTTGACCTGCACCGCGGTGGTGATCTTGTCGACCTCCTCGGAGATGACCACCGGCAAGTAGCCGAACGAGTCACCCCACTTCGCCGGTCCGCTGGTCTGCAGCGCGTCCTTGTGCCGGTTCACGTCGACGTCGACGTTCTTGTAGATCCACTTGCCCTTCTTGTCCTTCTTCCGGGTGTTGACCTTCTTGGTCACCACCGAGTGCATGTTGATCCGGACCCCGTTCGCGCCGCCGTCGCGGGTCACCGTCGAGGTCATCGCGATCAGGTTGCCGGACGCGCCGCCCTTGATGATCGCGACCGGGTACTTGCTGGTGCCGATGTCGGGGCCGACGCCCCTGATCGCGGTGTCGTCGACGTCGGAGGAGTCCGAGAGGGACTGGCGGTAGGTCAGGTCGCCGTTGCTGTTGAAGTAGATGTCGATGCCGTACTTGCTGGCCAGCTCCTCGGCGCACTCCCAGCGACCGCGGCCTGCGTCGGCGACGTACTTGGTCACCCGCCTGCGGGTGTTGTCGACCGCGTTGGGCAGCACCACGTTGGACCAGCCGCCGTTCGGCAGCGCGGCTTGCACCATGCCGGTGATCGCGCCACCGACGGTGTGCCCGACGTAGCTCTTGCGGGACATGTGCAAGTAGCCGTCGACCACCTCGGAGTAGTCGGACGCCTCGACGGTCAGGATCGTGGACGGGCGCTCGAAGACGTTCGAGGTGATCCAGAACTCGCCCATCTTCAGCCACGACGTGTTGGTGCCGTCGGCCTTGTCGATCCGGCAGAACAAGTAGATCCGCTGCCCGAACGGCGTCAACGGCGACGTGTCGTCAACCGGTGCCCAGGACTCGCCACCGCCGATCTCCAGCACCACCTGGCGCCGGTACGGGTCGGAGGAGTCCATCGTCAGCCGCCCACCGACGATCGGGATGTCCTTGGCGATCGTCACTGCGCTGCCGCCCGAGCCCCACTTGTAGACATCGGCTTTCCACTGGACGCGGTGCGGCTGCAGGCACCGTGCCCGGAACTCCTCCGCATCGGCGGCCGAGAAGCCACGCGACTCCAGCTTCGCCATCAGTGCACCGTCACTTGCAAGGTGCGGGTGCTGGCACCGGCAGGACCGGAGACCTTGAGCTTGACATTCTTCTTGCCCCGGAGCGCCCAATACACCTTGTGAGGCCCGCGCGTGTAGAAGTGCCCGACCTTGTTCGAGGAGTGCGCAGCGTCGCCGATCGACCAGTCCCAGGTGTCGTACTGGCCGGTGCCAGCGTCGGACAGCGTCACCCACTGCCGCCGAGCAGGCGTGGTGTCGGAGATCGCGAACTTCGAGGTGGGTGCGCTCACCAAGGTGTCGTTGTCGCCGATCCTCCGGATCAGCGGGACGCTCGGGTCGGTCTCGATGAAGTCGACGTGGATGTACCGCTTCTGGCTGTTGGCGTGGGTGGCCTGCTCGACCGAGACATCTAGAGGCAGAAGACGCATATCGTCGAGCAGCAGCGTGTTCGAGCCGCCGGAGTTGAGCTGCACCGGGCGCACCAGTCCGCTGCTGGGGAACAGGATCGTGCGCAGCGCGTCGTACTGTCCGATGTCGCTGGTGAGCAGCGTCAGGGTGCCGCGACGTGCTTCTCGGGTGTCTGAAATCCAGATCGGAAACTGCTTGCCGATCACCGCCATCTCGGTCCCGCGAGCCACGTACTTCACGTCGAGGTCGACCACGCAGCACACGGCGTACTGCGCCAGGATGTCGGTGGAGCGCACCACCACGGTGCCGTTGAGGAACCCACCGCCGAGGTTGGCCTCCTCCTCGTCTTGAGCGAAGTGCACTGCCTGGGCGTACGGCGTGATCGCGCCGCGCTCGATTGGGTAGGGCGTGCTCCAGTCGGCGTACTCCACCGGGCCGATCGACTCCGAGGGCACGATGAACCACACCGTCGGCCGGACCGGCGTCTCGTAGTCGCGGAACGTGTGCGACGTCGAGGTGGCCTTCCAGCCGACCCGGTGCGCCACCGAGGACCACAGCACCAGCCGGTCAGGCAGCTCGCGCTCGTAGATGCGCTTGCCGAGGTCGTTGTAGCCCAGGAACCTCAGCTGCAGCCGGTAGACGTCGTAGCGGATCCCGACCGAGAGCCCGGTGACCGAGAGGTCGACGCTGAGCGTCTCCAGGTCATGGCTGGTGATGGTGATGCCGATGGCCATCAGGCTTTCCTCCCAGACAGCGAGACCTGGGCCATCCGGCCGGTCTTCAGCGTGAGGTGGTCGGCGATCTCAGCGCCGTCCAAGTAGATCTTGACCGGCGTCCGACGCGGTGCGAGCTGGGTCGGCTCCGACGTCACTCGGGCCGCCTGACGCGCCACAGCCTGTGCTGTGCGGGCTTCCACGCGGGCGGTGGGGCTGAACCACGGGTCGGCCCCAGGAGCCGCCACAGCAGCCGCCATCGTGCGCAGGCTCATCATCTGGGCACTGGGCGCAACCGACTGCGTGCCAGCTGTCGCACCGCCACCGCCACCACCGCCGCCGCCCCGCTTCCGAGTGGTCACCCAGATCGTGGTGTTGCGGTCCTTGGCGGCGTTGTCGATCGCGCTCTTGGCACTTGCCGTGCCCTTGTCGTCGACGTTGATCGTGACGTTGCGCGGCTTGGTGGCCTTCTTGAGCGCGGAGTTCAGCTGAGACAGCTTCTCGACCTGGGCCGCGACCGGAGCCTTGCGGGCCTTGCCGCCGGGCTTGGCCGCCTTGTCCAGCGCGCCCTGGACCGGCTTCGCACCCGTGGCGATCGGGGTGATCGGTGCGGTGCGCCCCTTGCCTCCAGGCCGGGCCAGCTTGTTCAGGAACCCAGCCGCAACGTTCAGGCCGCGTGGCACGGGTGTGACCGGTGCGTTCCGTGGCCGGGCCAGGTTGCTCATCATCCCGCTCGCCACTCCGAGCCCCGGCAGGGTGGGCCTGACCGGTGCGGTGCGCGGGCTGGCGAGACCGGCCAGCAGACCGTTCGAGGCCGCGAGCCCCGGCAGTGTCGGCGTGATCGGCACCGTCTTCGGTGCCGTGGTCTGGGCGATCGAGGCGTCCGCCTGGGTGGTGTTCGCGGTGACGCCGATCGGCGGCATCTGCCGGGGCAGCCCCATGATGTTGGCCAGCACCCGGTCGACCTCGGTCTTGTCGATCCCGGCCTTGATCAGCAGCCCGCGGGTGCCCTCGCGCACCTTGGCGTACCAGGCAGCCTTGTCGAAGTTCGGGTTCAGCTCGGCGCGACGTGCACCCTCGGACAGTCCCTCCTCGGCGAACGCGGAGATGTCCTGGATCAGCTTCTGCTTCTTGTCACCGAGCCCACCGATCTGGCCGATGGTGAGGTCGGCCGGGAGCTTCACGCCGTCGCCGACGGCCTTGAGGATGTCGCTGCGCAGGTTGGCCTTCTGGATGATGAAGCCGACCTTGGCCCGGACCGAGGCACCGATGCCCTTGAACGCCTCGGCGATGTCACGGGCCTGCTGCTCCAGCTGCTCGGCCGACATCGCGCCGCCCTCCAGCCCGGCCTTGACCTTGGCCAGCGCCTCCTCGCTGGTCGTCCCGAGCTGCTTGACGCTCTCCTTGGACTTGTCGGCGCCGCCGGTGAAGAAGCCCCACAGCTGCTTGGCCGGGTTGAGCCCGATCAGCCCGGTGCCGCCGGTGAACTGCTCCATCTCGCTGTTGAGGTTCGCGATCGACTGGGTGGTGGCCATGATCGGCCCGAGCATCGTGTTGAGGAACTCCAGCAGCTGGGTCATTCCCGGCAGGAACAGCGTGCCCAGGGTCTGGCCGGTCTGCGAGAGCGTGTCCTGGAACGTCGAGAGCTGGCCGTTGAAGGTCCCGGCCTGGTCGGCCATCGCGGTGGGGTACATCTCATTGAGCGACTCGCGGACCAGGTCGATCGCATCAGCGCCGAGCTTGCCCTCGGTGGCCAGCTTCTGCACCTGGGCGATCGGCATGTTGAGCTTGTCGCCGAGCGCGCCCCACACCGGCACGCCAGCCTCAGCCAGCTGCTGCAGCTCCTCGTAGCTGGCCTTGCCCTTGCTGACCATCTGCGCGAAGACGGTGCCGACCTGGGCGATCGGGACACCGGTGGCCGAGGCCACGTTGCCGATGTCGTTGAGCCAGTCCGGGATCTGCTTGAGCGGCACACCGGCCGCGACCAGCTTCTTGGTCGCCTCGGTGGCGTCGTCGATCGCGAACGGTGTCTTGGCTGCCCACGCCTGCAGCTCCTTGAACGTCTCTGCGCCCTTGCCGACGGTCAGGGCGTCCAGCTGGGTCACCGAGGTCTCCACGTCGGCGGCCATCCGGCCGAACTTCCAGCCGACCGCGGCCACCGCAGCGAGAGCGAGCGCCACCGCCCCGACACCGGTCGCGGCTACCGGAGCGGCACTGCCAACGGCTGCCAGGCCACCGGCGGCCTCACCCCGGCAGCCCCGACACCGCGCAGTCCTACTGCTGCCGTGCCGAGGCTGAGTCCGAGGTCGTCAGCATCGCCTTCCAGGTCCATCACTGGGCCGCTGACCCCAGCCAGACTGGACCGGGCCGAGAGGATCGAGGAGACCCAGCCCTGGTTGTTGGTGCGAGCCCGGCCCATGGCCGCGGCGAAGTACTGGGTCTTGGAGACCACCTCGCCGGTCTTGTCGACCAGCCGATCGTAGGCGTCCACCGCCATGCCCACCGCGTCGGCGTGCCGGTCGACCGCGAGAGCAGCCTCGGCGGAGGAGTCCTCGTTGCCGTCGAGTGCCCGGTTGAGGTTGTCCACCTCCACCACCACGTTGCGATAGGCGTCGCCCAGCGCCGCGGTGTGTGTGGCCCGGCCCATCACCGTGGCGAACAGCTCACCGGCGCCCTGCGCGGCCGTGGCGATGTTCGCGCGCACCGTCGGAAACGCCTGCTGGACCGCAGAGCCGAGAGCCGATCCGAACGAGAGCGCCAGCCCTCCCTGGAAGCCGGAGATCACCGACTCGGCCATGGACATCCCGACCGCGTTCATCGAGGTGCTGGTGGCCGTGCTGCTGACCGACGTGTTCATCGTGGCCGACAGCGCGACCCGTTCACCCTGCAGGCCACGCAGTGCGGCACGCGCCTTCTTCTCGCCCGCGATCAGCCCGGTCAGGTCGAGGCCGACGTCGGGGTTGGCCTTCTTGTGCTCGATGTCGTCGAGCACCTTGTTCAAGTTGGCGATGTCCCGGTTGAGCCTGTCCATTTGAAGCTTGGCCGGGATGTCGATGTCTTCGCCGTCGAGCTGCTGCACGCTCTTCTTGAGGTTGCCCAGCTCGTTGGAGGTCGTCTCGGTGTTGGCGTTGACCTGGAGGTCGATCGCCTCAGCGTCGACCTTCGCGATGTCGGTGCTGAGATCCTCCATCGCCTTGGAGGCTTGGGTGGTCGCGTTGGTCAGGCTGCGCGCATCGCCGGTGAGGTTGACCTTCAGCTCTTGGGTGCTGGTGCGTCCGCTGACCATTACGTCATCTTCCGAATCACGTCTTCGACCAGATCGGCCCACGCTTCGAGGACCGCAGTGCTGCCGTCACCCTCGAAGATCGTCGGGTTCCACCACTTCCCGGTCTTGCCGACGTACGGCGCGAACTGCCGGGTGGTGGCCCGACGCACCACGACGTACTGCTTGCCGCGCGGGCTGGTGGAGAAGTACGTCGTGCGCCGGTGCCCGCCGCCGTACTCCGAGCCCATGATGTAGGGCAGTCCCTTGGCCGTGACCGTGGGCATCCCGGCCCGCATCCCGGACTTCACGTGGTCGGCCACCCGGTTGGCGTGTGAGCCCTGGGCATGTCCGGCCGCGCGCAGCTCGACGGCCAGTGGCTCAGCGAGGTCCCGCCCCCGGCGCGAGACCTCGCTCTTGATGTTGCGCGGCATCGCGCGCATGGCCGTGATGCTGGACTCCCAGCCCGGTGCAGAGGCGGCGATCGAGAGGCTGGCCATCAGTCCTCCTCGTCATCGTCGTCTGCGCCGGTCGAGCCGGGGTTGAGCAGGTCCAGCAGGGTCAGAATCACCTCTTCGCCCTCGGCCTCAAGCTGGCTGACCGGGATCCCGGTCCGCACCATCAGAGCGACTAGGAGACGTCCCCAGGACTCGTTGGGGTAGGCGACTGGCTCGTCGCCTCCGTAGGGTCCTGCGTGCCCTCAGCCTCGTCGTCCTCGTCGTTGAGGCCCTCGACCCAGACGCACTGCTCGTCGAAGTCCTCGTACTTCTCGTAGGCGCCGTTGAGCACGCCCTCGCGCTTGCCCGAGGACCACGCGAGCCAGGTGAGCATCGACAGCGACATCGGCTCGGCCAGTGCCGACCGTCGATGCTTCTTCTCCCAGCCGCGCAGGTCTCGTCCGTCGTAGGTCGACTCCACCGTGGTGCCGTCGGCCAGCTCGGCCTTGGTGCGTTGGCGAAGGCTCACGGCGTGGTCACCGTTCCGTCGGTGGGCACCCCGATCACGTCGAGTTCGACATCAGCGGTGAGGGCGGCTCCGGCGTCGCCGCCGAAATCGGAATCCTGGACCGGACGGCAGGTGCCCGTCCTGGTCTTGCTGCCGACGACGAGGACGAAGTCGATCTCGCCGGTCGGCTCGGCGACGTACGCCTCGTGAATCAGGTCGAACACGGACTCGGCCTGGCCGTAGTCCTGGAAACCGCTGAGCGAGAGGTTGTAGTTCGCCGTCGCCGAGGTCTCCGTGCCGCAGAAGCTGGTCAGCTCCTCGGTGTCCGGATCGTCGACGAGAGCAGCCTTCGTCAGCTGGCACTCGACCTGGGAACCGTCCAGCTCCAGGGTGAGGGTCTTGATCGTGTTGATGGCCATTTTGTTGTCTCCTGTTCAGGCCCGAATGCGGATGGAGAGGGTGTAACCCGGTAGCTCGACGCCGTTGACCAGTACCGGGATTGGTCGGGCGTCGAGCGGCTCGATGGAGAAGATCCCCGGCACGTCGACGTCGAGCGCCGCCACCACGTCGAGCAGCAGCTGGCTCATCACCCGCATCGCCGACGCCGGGTCGTTGCGCGAGGTGACGAGGGTGACGCCGAACGTCCAGGTGGCGTTGCAGAAGCCAGAGGAGCTGTCGGCGAAGTCGATGTCGGGCTGACCGATCACCGCAGCGCCGCCCGCTGTGGGCGGACGCACGGTGTCCAGGGGCGCCCAGTAGGAGCGCACCCCCGGAACGGTCTCCAGGATCGCCGCCAGCGCCTGGGCGATGTCGACGGTCTGGGTGGTGGAGGTGACCATCAGGCCACCGGGATGACGCGGTGCGGAGCTTCCAGCGCCGCAACGTCAGTGTCGTAAGCCGGGATCCTGGCACTGACGAAATCGCCGCCAGCGCCGCTGACGCCGACGATCCCCTCGGGGCTGTTCCTGCGAGCGGCAAGCCGCTGGCTCCGCAGGAAGATCGCCTCGCGGAGATCGTCGGTGAAGATGGCGTCGCCGAAGCCGTCGGCCGGGTAGAGCACGATCTGCGCCTGCTGCTCCAGCGCGGCGTCCAGGCTCTCCTGGAGCACCACCGCGTCCTGGTCGTCCCCAGGCTCCAGACCCAGCCACGCGGTCAGCGCGGCCAGGTCTGGAGTTCCCTTGAGTGCCATGGATCAGCCCGAGACCTCGACCAGCGCCTGCGGCCGGACCACGACGGTCTTGCTGCGCTTCTCAGCGAGCAGCGTGAACACGTTGCTCAGGAACGTGTCGCCGTGGCTGTCCGAGACGAACAGCTGGATCTGGTTGCGGTAGAAGTGCTGCACCGCGGTGCCGAACGAGCCGACGATCGCCGTGCCCGCAGCCTGGCTGGCTGCCGGGATCGGGGTGAGCCCCCAGAACCGCTGCGAGACCTGCGGCCCGAGCAGCGTCGCGCCCATGATGGCCACGTCCAGCTCGGCCCAGTCGCTCGGGTTCAGCATCACGGCGTCCGGGGTGTATCCGGCTGCCTGCACGGTGCCCATGCCGCCACGGATGGCGGAGAGCAGGTCACCGGCCGTTGCGGTGGGCAGGTCCGCGGCGGTGAGCGCGGCTACGGCCTGCTCCTCCTCCTCGCGACCGACCTCGCGGCGCAGCTCGTTGTCGATCAGGGACCGCACCGCGGCGTAGTCCTCGATCATCGAACGGGTGAGCTGGGTGGCCGCCGCGATGTTCTGCAGCACGCCGGGCACCACGGTGGGCTTGAACTCCAGCAGCGGCTTCACGCCCTTCTCCGGGACGACCGCCGCGGACCCGGTGTGGCTCCACTGCACCGTCTCGATCGCGTTGCCGGAGACCTGCACCGCCGTGCACACGTTGAGCAGTGGCGTCGGTGCGGTCGGCGCGGTGGTGTCGTAGGTGAGTACGCCGCCCTTGAGGCCCGCGTCGACGAGGTCGGTGACGCCGGTGGGAAGCGCACGGGAGTGGACGTCCTCGATGGTGACGATCGCCGAGGAGCCCTTGCCGTGGTAGCCGGTCCAGGCGTCGTCGCGGGTGAAGATGTCACCCCAGCTGCCGCGCGACTGCGGCGCGGTCTCGCGCTGCTCGGCCTGGCGCTGGTGCGCACGGGCGAACTTGCCGTCCAGGGCGTCGGCGGACTGGCGGGCCTCGATCAGGCCGGTCAGGGAGGACACGCGCTTGTCGAGTTCGACGGCGCGGGTCTGGAGGTCGACGAAGGTCTCGTCCTCGGGGTTGAAGCCATCGCTCTCGGCGATCTGAATCGCGGCGTTGCGAACTTCGTCGCGCTCGTCGCAGAGCTTTTCCAGAACTTGGGAAGTCATGGCGGTGCCTCCTCGGCACGCTCGAAAATCAGAGCGGCATGAGGATCGCGACGCGGGGACCTGGGCTACTGAGGGGCTCAACGCGCCTGCTGTCGGCGGGTCAGCGTGCCAGTTCGTCGAGGACCGGGAAGTTCAGCCCGGAGCCAGTACGAGGTTATTCAACCACGCCGTGGACCGGAGGTCAGGGACGCGAGCTGGGCGATCGCCTGCTCCCGAGCACTGGCCCTGGCCGCCTCGCGCACGGCCAGGACCCGTGCTTCCTCGCCATAGGCACCAGCGCCTACAGGCGAAACTCCCATCAGCGTGGCCTTGTCGTGGCGCCACAGCATCCCGCCGCCGGGGCGCTGGGTGCGCCGCCAGAACTTCTTCTGCGGCCGGAACTCGACGCTCAGCTCGGTCAGGCTCTCCGAGCGGAACAGGGTGAGCACGTCACGGCCCGCCGAGGTGTCGGCGATCCGGAGCTTGCCGTAGAGGCCGTCGCTCTTGTCCTGCAGCTCGACCGCGTGCCCGATCACCGTCTGGCGCTGGTGGCCTTGGTCGGTCACCTTGCAGCGCGAGGGGTTGGTGCACGCCGCCGCGAACGCACCGCGGGTGAACACCTCGTGCAGTCCTTCGGTCAGCTCGATCTCGTGCTCGTAGGGCACGATCCGGCACTCGATCAGGCCCTCCTCGGTGACGCCTTCGACGACAGCCCGGCGCACCTGGACGCCGTCATGGTCCAGCTCGGGCGGGGTGATCACGGTGCTGCTGCTGGTCATGACTTCTTCCTCGGCTTCTCAGGGGGCGTCGACCGCTGCTCGTTCATCTCGCGCTGAACAGGCTGCTCGTCCGCGGCCTTGTCGGGCGTCACCTTGTCCTTGGCCTTCTCGGCCTTGGCCTCCACCTTCGAGGCGGTCTTCTTGGCGGTGTCCTTGGCCTTCTGGCCGAGAGGCTTCTTCGGCCGTCGGCGCTCGGGTAGTGCCATTGGGGGTTCCTCTCGGTCAGCGCCACGGCTGTGGACGTCGTGCACGGATGTCGGTCGGCGCCGGAGCCTCATCCGGCACGGGGACCGGTGCAGGCTCCGGCTGGGGCTCCCGCTCTGCCGGGGGCTCGGGCAGAGGTTCGAGTCCTTCAAGCTCACGGCACTCGTTGGGGGTCAGCACACCGGCGTCGATGGCCACCTTGTAGGCGTCGAAGCGCTCCTTCGGCGGCGGGTTGGCGAATCGGTCCAAGTCGACCCGGACGCCCTGGGTGCCGGGCAGCAACGCGGTGAGCACGTCCTCGACCGCGGAGAGCCACGGGCTCAACGAGTAGTCCTTGTGCCGCTGCCAGAACTCGGTGGCGTTGCGGTAGGTCCCGGAGTTGCTCATCGTCACGCCGAGAATCTCGGGATCGAGTCCGAAGGCGTAGGCGATCGAACCGATGTTCAGCCGGGTCACCTCGCCGAGCGCGCTGTCCACCGGCGAGAGCTGCAACGGCACGAACTTGGTGAAGCTGTTCAGCACCGCGATGCTGCGCCGGTCACCGCCGTGGCTGGCCATCCAGCGCCGTTTGAGGTCGGCCGCCTGCTCCGGGGTCATCGAGTCCATCGAGTGGTCTACCTGCAGGTAACCGGCCGGGATCCCGCTCCGGAAGGTGCCCGAGGCGTAGGTCTCGATCTGCTGGCCGAGGCCGAACGCGGACGGGTGCTGCTCGAAGACGCCGGGGGTGTGCCCGTCGGCGTCGGTGATCCCGTGCGGGTTCCGCAGCGCGGTGATCCGGTACTCGATCGGCCCGAGGGTGACCCGGCCGTCGCGACCGAAGACGACCTTGTCCTCCTCAGCCGCCCCGTCCTCGCCGATCACCCACCGCAGGGAGCCGTCAGCGGCCCGCTCGCAGTGCAGCAGGTGTGGACTGACCCTGCGCATCGACCCGGCCATCGGCTGGCCCTGGTCATCCTCCTGGGCCAGGAAGGCGCCGGTGCCGAAGAGCACCGCGTCCCGGATCCAGCCGAAGAAGAACTCCCCACGCGGGGACTTGCTGGCCTCGCTGAAGCTGTCCGCCGGGTAGCGGCTGTCCGGGCGCAGCAGCATCGGGTCGGTGATCCACCGGGGTCGGCCCAGCGGACGACCGCCGAATCCGAGTTCGATGGTGCGGAACGGCGCCGCGGTCATCGGCCCGCAGATCAGCGAGACGGCGCGGGTGATCACCGGCAGCGCCCCACCTCGGCCGTTGACGTAGGGACCGTTCGGGCCGATCGGGTAGGCGCCGCCGCCGGAGTCCAGGCCCATCCAGTGGATCGGAGGTTGGCTACCGGGGTCGATCCCCGGACCGGTGGAGTAGGGGAAGGTGTCGCCCTCGGAGTAGGTGCCGCCGATCAGCATGTCGGCGTTGGTGCGGGTGTAGCGGGCGCGCTCGTGGACGGGCTGGTGGCTGCTGCTGCGGATCCGGCGGGAGCGGGGGGTCGGCATGCTCAACCTCGCGAGAGACAACGGGGAGTAGCCGACCTGGCTGCGGCTCAGCGTACGCCTGGTTACAGAAACCCGCTGGTGAGACGAACCCAAGGGGTGGCGGCACCCCTGGGGTTCACCAGATCATCGGCACTCCGCCCTTGCGGGCCTGGCCGATCGCCCACACCGCCGCCTTCACCGCATCCAGCCGACTGGTCGAGCGCAGCCGCAGCCCCTCCGGGCTGGCGGAGATCCGCACGTCGAGCACCTGGGTCTCCAGCACGTCCGAACCGTCGTGGGCGAGCACGCCCTCGTCGAGGAACCGCTTCAGCTCGGTGACCGCCTGCCGGGAGGTGCCGCCGACACCGGTGGCGCCGGTGGCGACGATCGCCGGGTCGTCGAGCAGGGACTTGCCCGCCAGGACGTTGAACGCCCCCAGGGACGACGCCCAGGCCGCCGCTGAGGCCACGTCACCGAACGACTGGGCACTGACGCCGACGCGGCCGTCCGGGAGCCTGTACGCCGCCACGGCCGAGCAGCCGTCGGTGAACCAGGACTCCAGCGCCACCACCGCCGGGGACTCACCGATCGTGGGCAGCCAGCCGTTCAGGGTGTCCCAGTCGGCGGTGTTGATGATCGAGGTGCCTGCTGAGGTCTTGGCGGCGTTCAACGGCGGCCAGATGTTCAGCAGCTGGGCTCGGAAGGCTTCGATCGGGTCGGGGTCATCGTCGGTCGGGTCCGACTCGCCGCGCATCGCCCGGTCGTACTTGGCGCCGATCATCTTGGCCCGCTGCGGCGTCCAGTGGGCGCTGGCGTCCTTCCAGACCTGGGGGTCGGAGATGTCGGCATCCTCCGGGGCGCCCCAGACCATCAGCAGCGTCTCCCAGTCCTCGCCGAGGCCGGACAGCGCGCTGGCGATCTTGCGGCGCATCAAGGACGTCGCCCGCCGGTGCGCCGTGGAGGTCAGCACGATCTGCGGCATCCGGCGCTCGATCGTCGCGGGCTCCAGGCCCTCGTCGATCACCATCGGCGGCACGTCCCAGCCCTCGTCGCACAGCCCCAGGCTGCAGTCCCAGCCGTAGACGGCGTTCTGGGCACGGACCAGCCACCGGTCGCCGCTGGGGGTCTCCATGGCCTCTTTGCCGTTGGCGCGGGTCACCGTCCACCCGGCCTTCTCCTCGGCCCAACGCCACGCGCGCCGTTGCACCTCGCGACACACCGGCAGGTCGCTGCCGGTGTGGATGATCGTCTGCGGCTCTGAAAACACCTCCGGGTGCGCCATCCGCCAGGTCGCCACCGCAGAGAGTCGTGAGGACTTGCCGACGCGCCGCGAGCAGCTCTCCACGACCGTGGTCCACACCAGCTCGCCGTCGGCGTCGTGCTCCAGCTGGCGCCGGGTGGCCAGCTTCTGCCACCAGCGCATCTCGATGCCCTGCTCCTCGCGCAGCCAGATCTCCAGGTCCAGGCCGTAGCTACCGGTCGCCTGCGGGTGCGGCGGGCTCATCCACCGCGGCCAGGAGGCATCCTCCGGCAGGTCGAGGAGATCGGCGAGCCACGGGACACCCGCCAGGCATTCGGGGCGAAACGCCGGGACAATCGCGACATTCGGGGAGAGAGCGCGAGAGT